TTTCATTATGAGTATGCGTTGCAATAATAACTCGGTTTAGAATTCGAGCGTTACTTTGACGCCATAACTTTTTAACAAGTCCACGGCCTCCATTATTTCCTTGTTTCGTTTGAATTCAGCGAGAACATTTTTGGAAATTTGTTCGTTAGTTGTAACTGGTTGTAACAAGTTACTCGCCTGATTTTGAATAGGGGCATTTTGGGGCATCACTTGGGGCGTACGCCCTTTTCGGAATAGAGTGGGGGACTTTTTTAGCTTATGGATATCGTAAGCCACCGACCGCGCGCTCGCCGTCAATTCGGGGAGAGAATAATAGCCTTTCGATTTCCTGATTAAGTGTCCCGCTCCTTGCATATGGCTAAGGAGTGAACTCAAGGTACCTCGAGGGGTTTCGCTCATTTCAGCGAGTAATTCGTTTACGTGCTTACCGGGGTTCGTTGCGAACCATTTTTGTACGCGCTCAATGCGAGCGACGTAATTAAAGGGACTTCTTTTTTTCATTTTTAAAGGGTTTTAGGGGTTATTGAAATAAACTTAAATTTTCAACGGTTTTAAATCTTTTTTTAGCCTCAGCTAGATTTAGAGTAGCTTGTTTAAAATAACTTTCTTTTAACTCTATTCCGATAGCCTTTCGGCCCATCGAAACGGGACTATAAACTTCAGAGCCTACGCCCATAAATGGAGTTAAAACACTTTCTCCGGGATTAGAATAAAGATAAACAAGCCGATCTATTACGTCTAATTGTAATGGGTGAACGTGCTTTTCGTCATCCTCTTCGCGGCTATCTTTGAAGGGTAAAACGTTATCAATTCTAACGTCATCCCATACACTCGACGCGTATCGTTGCCACGTTAAATGGCTTAATTTATTTTCGCGGTGATCGCCCTCAAAAGATTTCCATTTTTTTCGGAAGTCGGCGTAATTTCCATAGGTTTCGCGGTGAGCTTCTAAAAATGGCGTTTCTCCAAAATACTCAAAATCATTTAGCCCGTTTGGATGAGTTACTGGTTTCTCGATTTCCCCTCGCTTTTTAAAAATTAAAACGTAATCGGGCATCGCAGTAAAGCAACGGGTAGCGTCCTCAACTATAAATTTATGCATTAACGATTGAACCATAGTCCGCATCCTAACTTTTAACGGCTCTTTCCATATTGTTATACGGTTATGATATTCGAATCCGTATTTTTCGTGGATCCGAATAACTTCCCCGGGAAAGTCCCATAGACGCCCCGTATGGGTGTGGACGTCGGTAACGTGTACGGCGTTTATTCGCCCTGATTTTGTTACTCGAGCCATTTGTTTAATTAAAAATTCGTACTGCTCTAAAAATTGCTCTTTACTCTCGCAATTACTAAAATCGTTTTCGTGACTTGAATAATTGTAAAGCCCAGCAAACGGGGGCGAATAAATCGAGAGGTCGATACTATTCTCGGGCATTGATTCGATTACATACATACAATCAGAATTGTAGATAGCGTAATCTTCGGTTACTTGTTGATTTTTTACCATTGTGTTTAATTAATGAAGTTTGGAAAAATTATTGGTTTATTGAAGTCTTTTTTCTGAATTGAAAAATCGGAGTTAGTTTGTTTAATCAGCTTTTCAAACATTTGGACGGCCTTATCTTTTTTAATCATCAGCGACTCCATTATTTTAATTTGCCCATCTGATAAAATTAGATCTACCGTTACCTCGCGTTTTTGCCCGAACCTCCAAAAGCGTCGAATAGCTTGGTAATATTGTTCGTAGGAATAAGTAGGGAAATAGGTTGTATGGTTACAATGTTGCCAATTCAAACCGAACGCCGTTATCGATGTTTTAGTGATGAGCTTTTTTATTTGACCGGTTGAAAAGGCTAATAGAATTTCCTCTTTTTTATCAATATCCATAGCTCCCCGAACTTCGATAGCGGTTGGATCCATTTGGCTAATTAATGCGGCCTCGTCGTTAAGATTAACCCAATAAACCGAGCACTCGTTAACAGCGGCTTTATTTACCGCCATTTCGCAACGCTGGGTAATTGTAGCCCTGACCTCGGCTTTTATTTCAGCGAATCCCGTCGCGGGTAGGGCAAACATATTCATTTGTCCGTTTATCGCCAGCGGGTTAACGTTTCGGATAATGGTTTGGATTTCGTGCAATTCGGGTAAAATATGCAAGGAATCAGAAAAACCGAGATCGCTGGGCTTTTTACACGATATACTCCAACTCTTAACCCAAGCCCAAAAATCATTCTCAGCGTGAGGTTTTAAATACCATTCTGAGCCCGCGTGTTTTGGATCGATGCTATTGGCGTTATTCTTAAAAAACTTTGTAAGCATATCCATATAGCCCATATATCCCAACGCCTCCGAGCTCGTGCCCAGCTCGATATAATCGTTGGGAGATGGGGTCGCGGTGAAAAGGAATCGGTACTTAATTTTTTTAAGAAAGCTCGTTATCTGTTGTTTAATAGCCCCGTCGAAGTTCTTTAGGATACTGCTTTCGTCGAGGATAACGCAGTCGAATAATGATCGATCAAATTTTTCAATACGCTCATAATTGCAAACGACTATTTTAGTTTTTACTGATCCATCTTTTGAGTAACTAATATCGTCGATGCCAAATTTATTAGCCTCTTTAATAAACTGAAAAGCAACCGCCAGCGGTGTAATAATTAGAACGGGTTTATTAGTATATCTCGCGTAGTTTGAGGCTACGCAAAGCTCGATAATAGTTTTGCCGAGCCCCGTATCGAGAAAAACCGCACAACGACCTTTTTTAATCGCATATTCGCTAATATGCTTTTGATAATCAAACATAGCGTCGGGTAGATAATTACATTCAATACCATAGTCGAGCGACTGATGGCGCTTTGATTCTAAAAAAGTTTTATAATCCATAATTATAATTTTAACCAGTTATGAAGGATTGTAGCTTTATAGGAGTGCGCTCGCTCCATTGCCTCGCATAAATCAGCCGCCGCGCTCGGGTCGAATAAAATAACCGTGTGATGTAGTTGGCGGTGATCGGGTTGCCGTGGATCGTATGAAGCGAAAACCCAAGCGGGGAGGTTAAACGTGAGCATATTGCCCATAACTTGCCAATAATAATCCGAGTTTACTCGTTTCAAGTCCTCAGCGCTTTCGACTTGAGAGTGTATAAAGTGGTTAACCGAATTCCACGGGCATTTAATCTCGCAACCCACAGGGCCGAATTCGGGGTGAATCATAAAGGCATCGGGACTGCAACCGAAATAATCATTGAATAACTTAAACGAGGGTTTCAATTCGGTGCTTTCCTCGGGGCTATCGAGAGCAATTTGGAGTTGACGTAACGCGTGCTCTTCCCATTCGTTCCCCCAGTCGATGGCGCGGCTCGTTGCCTCGTTGGCGCTTTGCCCGGTTACCGTCTCCATTGCCTTTTCGTAAATGTATTTTTTGGCGGTTTCCGATAACTCACCCGCTTCGATGGCGGCCTTCGTTTTGGGGTTAGTCATTAGGGCGCTGATTCCCGAGCCCGTGAATCGGCCGAGGCGCATTTTATCCCACGCGGCCGAGTTTTGTGCCACCGTTAGGAGATAGTCGTTTAAATAGGGGTTATTGCTCATTTGTTTGCTGAATTAAGGTGGTTAGATGGGTTTTTTGTGATGGGCTCATTACCGAGTCGAGGGCTCCGATTGCCTCGATTGCTTTCGGGTCTTTATTCATAATCCCGATTTCGAGCTTATTGATTACGTTCGCGGGTAGCTCTCCGACTTGTAACTTATACGGCTGATATTGGTCGACGTTCTTTCGATTCAAATCGCGGCCGAAAATCTTGCCGAGTGATTGTGCGGCGTTCTTTAAACATTCGGACTTCAATTTCGGGAATGCCATATCGAGCGCGTTGGCTTTTTTGTTAGATGGGTTAAGAGCCCATTGGTTGCGGTCGGTTCCCGCGACCCCATCGGGTACCCTATCGACCATTATTACAATGGATGCGGCCCCCGTTCTACGGATTTCGAAACCCGTTACCGGGTGAATCGCGACTAATTCAATGGAGCCTTGCACTTCGTTAGCAATCGCGTTCCATTTGAAATTTTCTGTTTTCCATTGGCCGAAAAAAAGCTCGTCGAGAGTCATTTCGATATGACTAATAACGACGGTTTGCGCTTTGCGGTCGGGCGTGGATTCGATGGCGAGCTCGCTGGGTAACGAGTTGAGCCGCGTTTGAAATTTTTGGAGCGAGTCCAACGTTTCGGGGCTTAGTGGATAA